TTCAAATTCCCGTACCGCTGCGCAGGCATTCACCGCAACGAAATCTATTTCGACCACTTGAGCCAGCGCCTAGACATGGGCGATGCGCGCTATCTGCTGCGCCGCCGCTGGACAGACGTTGCCCAGGCGAAGCTCAAATTCCCAGAGCATGCGCATTTGCTCGAAATGACCATGGGACGCTGGACCGACCGCGCCGAACTGTCGATGGATGGATCAAGTTCGACCGGCCTTGCCATGAATTTCCTCGATGAGCGCGGCTGGAGCATTGAAGAGCAGCAGTGGCGCGACACAGAGCACCAGCGCGTGTGCCTCTATGAGATGTGGTATCGGCGCTGGGAGCAAGTCACAGTTCTCAAAGCCCCAGGCGCGAATGGCAAGGTTGTGGAGTACGACCCGAGCAATCCGGCGCATGACGAGCTTCTTGCGGCTGGAGCAGTCAAGCCCATGAAGGCAACGATGCCGCGCATGTACGTGAGCTATTGGGCTGGCCCGCACAAGCTGCACGATGGCCCGACGCCATACACGCACCACGAATTTCCCTATGTGCCGTTTTGGGGTGCACGCGAGGACCGTACTGGCGTGCCGTTCGGACGTGTTCGAGGCATGGTGTATTTACAGGACAACGTGAACAGCGCCACGAGCAAGATTCGCTGGGGCCTTGGAGCCGCTATGGTGGAGCGCACCAAGGGAGCCGTAGCAATGAGCGATGCGCAGTTCCGCCAGACCATCGGCCGCGTGGACGCAGACGTGATTCTGAGCGCCGAACACATGGCGCAACCCGGAGCCACGTTCAAGGTGCACCGAGACTTTCAGCTTAGCGAGCAGCAGTACAAGATGCTGCAGGACAGCCGCTTGGGTATTGAGCGGGCATCGGGCATCTCTGCTGGATTCATGGGCCAACGCGGTTCAGCGACCAGCGGATTGCAGGAGCAGACACAGATTGAGCAGGCTACACAGACCCTGGCGGCGCTCATGGACAATTTCAAGCAGGCGCGCTCCAAAGTCGGCGAACTACTGCTGTCGCTCATCATCGAGGACATGCAGGACGAGGAAACCATCGTCATTCCGGGTAATGCGATCAAACAAGAGCGCACCGTGGTGGTCAACAAGCCCACGGTGGACCCGGTGACCGGTGTCGAGTATCGGACAAATGACGTGCAGCGCATCCGGCTCAAGGTGGCACTGGACGATGTACCTTCATCGAGCAGCTTCCGCGCGCAGCAACTCAACGCCATGAGCGAAGCCTTCAAAGCCATGCCGCAGAACTTGCAGGTGGTGGCCATGCCGCACCTTCTGTCTCTCATGGACCTGCCCGACAAGGACGAGATCATCAAAGCCGTGCGAGATGCTGGCGCGCAGGAGACGCCTGAGCAGATTGACAAGCGCATTGCCGAGGCAGTCAAGCAGGCGCTGGCGAATGCAGCGGTGGAACTCAAGGCGCGCGAGATTGATTTGAAATACAGCCCAGAGAAGATGCGCGCAGACATTGCGAAAATTGTCAGCGAGACGGTGGAGTCTGGAGTACGAAGCAGTTTCTCTGCCATGCAAGCGGCACAGACGGTGGCGCAAATTCCTCAGGTGGCTCCTATTGCTGACGTTCTGCTTCAAAACGCGGGCTGGCAAGCACCGACTCCGGCAGGCATGGACCCCAATATCCCGCAGCCATCCGTTGCCATGCCAGAGCAGCCAGCAATGGCCGTTCCGGGAGATACGTCGCCACAGACACCGGCCAACCCAATGAGCCCAGCGCAAGGGGTAAATCAGGGCATCAATACCATGCGCGAAGATTCCACCACCGATAACCTTCAAGGAGCGCCAGCATGACCAGACAAACTGCGTTTGAACGGTTTGAACTTGCGGCACCAGAGCAGCATAAGAGCTTTACATCATTCGCAAAAGCATGTATCCCGTCAGTGCGCAAAGCATGGGAAGAAGCAAAGGAAGAGGGGAGATTCACTCGCTTCCATAGCGCCAAACAGTATTTTGATTGGTGCTGGGCGCAGCCAGAGGCAGAACACATTTTCAAAGCGTTTCACGATTTGAGTCAAAAAAAGGAGCAGACAGCATGATTGGAAACGAAATGATGCACCTGACTGGATCTGTCGGCCTGCACGATGGCGTGGAGTGGTCGATACCGATAAGCGATCCTTCCGAAGACCAAACCGCCGAGCAGGCAATCGTTGCGCTGGAAGAAATGAGTGGGACATTCGATTCTGCGAATAATGGGAAATTCAGAGTTCCAATGCAGGATGGTGCATTAGCAAGTGTGTCATTCTGGTGGTCAGACTTCAGGAACAAACTTGAGGCAATGATTAGCGATGACTGCCATGGGCTTAGGGTTTTTCAACTACGCAGAATCGACGCCGATTCTCCTCTAGAGCTTACGAGGCAAGAGGTTTGTGATGGAATGGCAGAGGGACTAACGAAATTAGTAGAGGGCTACGCACTCAAGGAGAAGCTAGCCGACTCGGCGCTGAAATAGTACCGAGTTAACCCACCACAAGCCGCCCACTGAGGCGGCTTTTTTATGCCCGGTTCATCGCCGCCCCCCTTTAGGGTTGGTCAAGTGCAAACAGACCCGGCACATTGCACCCAAGCCCCCCGCTGTGAAGCGCCGGGTGAACCGCAAGCCTGTGAAGGCTCGCATTTCCCATAGCTGGAGATTGACCAGCATGGCCTTCGGGCTATGCGGCCAGTCGAATGCGAAACCCTTTGGTGCCACTCCGACAAGTGGCAGGGACCGCAATGACGACTCAAGCAGAGTTTTTCCAAGAGCACGCCGTAAATGGCGAGTTGACCGACGCACAGACGCTGAAGATGCTTCATCTTCCCGAGGGCGATACCAGCGCAACGCTGGAGAGCGGCAAGCCCGATGCCGCAGCAAGTGAAGAGGCCACCAACGACGAAGTGCAAGGCAAGCAGGACGAGAAGAATGAGCCTGAAGCGACTCAAGCCGAACCCGACCCCACAAAGGCCGTGGTGCTGGCAAAGGACGGTGTTCACACCATCCCCTACGAGAAGCTGACGGAAGCGCGTGGAGACGCGAAGCAGTGGAAAGAGCAAGCAGAAGCAGCGCTGGCAGAGCTTGAAGCCTTCAAGGCCCAAGCCCAGAAGCGCGCCGATGCGGGCGAAGCACCCACCAGGACCGACGCACAGGCACAGACCGCCGAGGCAGCCATTGAAGCCGGGATAGATCCCGAAATCTTTGGTGACTTCTCGGAAGAGGCGCTGGCCAAGGGCGTTGCAACCCTGGTGGATATGCGGGCGGATGCCATCAGCAAGGCCGTTGAAAAGCGACTTGCCGAGGTGCTTGCGCCAATTCTTGAGCAGCAGAAAACCACTGCTGCCACTTCCCACTATTCGACCATCTACGAGCGCCACCCGGACGCCGACTCCATTGCAGAGAGCAAGGAGCTGGCCGACTGGATTGCATCGCAACCGAAATTTGTGCAGGCGAGCTACCAAGCTGTGCTTTCGCAGGGATCGACGGCCGATGTGATTGAGTTCTTCGACACGTTCAAAGCTGCCACCGGAAAGACTCCCCAGCCCACTACCGAAGGGAAACCTGACGTAGCAGCCGCCGCGAAAGCGGCATTGGCCAAAGCCAAGGCGCAGGTGCCCACCAGCTTGTCGGAGATCCCGGCTGGCTCCAAGGCTCCGCACGACGAGGCCCAGGCATTGATGGAGATGAGCGATAGCAACACGCTGGCGAGCTTTATGTCCAAGACACCCGAGCAAATCCGCGCGCTGCTTGAGCGAAGTCTCTAGCTTGTAACTCATTTGACACCGCTGTGAAGCGAAGTCTTTTCCCACCGAAGGAGTAACCACCATGGCTACGAATATCCCCTATGGCTCGCCCCTTGCAAACAAACTGCAATCGGCTGGCCTGTTCGCTGCGAACATGCAGCGCAACACCACCATCAACCGACTGACTGGCAAGTTTCCGCAGCAAGCTGAATCGGAGAACACCATCCGCCAGCAGACCAGCACGAGCATGCCCATTGTTCGCTGCATGGACTTGCAGAAGATGGCGGGCGATGAAGTCGAATTTGACTTCGTGAACCACCTCGGCGGCAAGCCCATCATGGGTTCGCGCAACGCCGAAGGCTACGGCAAGGCCATGAGCTTTGCCCAGGACCGGCTGCGCATCAACCAGGCGCGCTACCCGATCTCGGCTGGCGACACGATGACGCAGCAACGCACGCCGCACCAACTGCGCTCGCTGGCCCGCACGCTGGGTGAAGCCTACATGAACCGCCTGCAGGATCAGCTCTCGCTGGTGCACATGGCTGGCGCGCGTGGCTTTCACAACAACGTCGAATGGGCTGTTCCGCTGGCATCCGACCCTGACTTTGCCTCCATCCTTGTGAACCCTGTTCGCGCACCGTCCCGCAATCGGCACTTCATGAGCACCGGCACTGGCCTGGAGACGGTGAAGGCCGCCGCAAACGAAATCACCATGACCACGGCGGACGTGTTCAATGCCGATCTGGTGGATTCGCTGCGCGCACAACTCGACTCGATGGCGCTCGCACCGTCGCCGATTGAATTTGATGGCGACAAGCTCGCCGCTGATTCTCCGCTGCGTGTGCTGCTGGTGTCGTCGGATCAGTTTGCCTCATTCGCACAGAGCACGAACTACCGCACCTACCTGTCCAACGCGATTGCGCGCGGTCAGCAGGCCGGCAATCATCCGCTCTTCATGGGCGGCGACACTGCGCTGTGGAACGGCATTCTGATGGTCAAGATGCCCAAGCCCATTCGCTTCTACGCTGGCAACGCCATCAACTGGTGCGCATCGACCACCAGCGAGACGGAAACCACGACCGACCTGGCACCTGCTGCACTCGGCACCGGCTACGCCATCGACCGTGCAATCCTGCTCGGCGGTCAAGCGCTGGCTGAAGCCTGGGGCAAGCACCGCAAGACCGGCAATCCGTTCTTCTGGAGCGAGAAGGAACTGGACCACGACGACAAGCTGGAACTGCTGATCGGTGCCATCAACGGGCGCTCGAAAGTGCGCTTTGAAGTGGACCACGGCAACGAAAAGCAGATCACCGACAACGGCATCATCGCCATTGACACGGTGGTGAAACTGGGCGTCGCCGCCTGATAGGGCAGGGCTTGGGAAACCAGGCCCGCTCTAATTTTCAACACCATCAGGAGAATCTCAAATGGCTAACATTACCAAGAACTTTCTCGGCAACGAGCTGCGAATGACCGGCACGCCTGACGGCAACGCCATCACGAACCTGTATTCGCTGACGACGAACTCGTCTGGCGCTGTGGTGGACAGCAACGTCGCCACTGGCATCGCTTCTGGCGATGTGGTTCGCATGGGCATCTTGCCCGCTGGCATGCGACTTGACGACGCCAAGACGATTGTCAGTACGGGCATGACTGCCACGATCACCGCCAGCCTGGGCTTTGCCTATGTGGATGGCGTGGACAGCACCGATGTTCCGCAGGACAACGACTACTTCGGCGCGGGCATCACGGTGGCAACTGCTGGCCGCTATGCAGCGAGCAACACTGGCGTGCGCCCTGTCGTGCTACCCAAGGATGCCTATCTCATCCTGACCACGGCAGTAACGGCCAACGCCAAGGCTTCGCAGATCGACGTGCTGGTCAACATGGCCAACATCGGCGTCGCCTAAACCAAACGCGGGGGCTTCGGCCCCTGCCCTAATTTGAAAGATCGGACCCATGGCACGACCAAAGAAGCAAGACGCAGCGCCGGCAGGTTTCCTGCCCGTTGAGTACATCGGTCCGCGCGCTCAGTACACGGATGGCGTGTACGGCACTTACATTCACTGGTCCGAAATTGGCGCCGTGCAACTTGTTCCAGAAGCCATCGCGCAAAAGATGGTGACGAACAACAAGGACGTGTGGCGCCTGGGCGAGTATTCCGGCGAATCTACCCCGGACGCGCAGGAAAAGCCCGATACGACTGAGGCCGACAACCGACAAGAACTCGATACCGTCATCCAGACCATGGACAAGGTAGCACTTGAAGGCTACGCGCGCATCAACTTCGGACAAGAGCTTGATCGCCGCCAGTCGGTGGATACGCTGCGCCAGAAGGTCAAGATGCTGGTTGACCAGTACGGTGCGCCATGACACTCGAAGACCTCATTTTCCAGTTCCGCATTGATGCGACGGACACCGTACCGAACCCGTACCTGTTCGCCGACGAGTGGATTACCGAGTGGCTCAATGAGGCAGAGCAGGAAGCTGCGATTCGCGGGCGACTGATTTACGAGGCAAGCAACGCATCAGTCTGCCAGATTGCAGTGACTGCAGGCACGAACACCTACCCGCTACACGCAAGCCTGTACGAGCTTGTTGAGCCACGGTTTCAGGTGACGGGCGAGACGCGAAGCGAACCACTGTACTTGACCACGCGCGAAGAACTGACACGCACCCGGCCAGACTGGCGCAACGACGAATCCGACAGGCCACGCTTCATCATTCAGGACGACACCAGAGTGACCTTGTGGCCGGTGCCGAACCAGGACGGCAAGGTGCTGCTGGAGGGCTATCGGCTGCCATTGGCCCCCATGTCAAGCGACACCGACACGCCAGAGATCAATGCTGCGCATCATCGCCACCTTGTGCATTGGGCGCTGCACAGAGCGTTCAGCAGGCCAGATTCAGACACCATCGACCCTACGCGCGCAGGGCTTGCAGAACAGGCGTTCACGCGCTACTTCGGGATTCGACCCGACAGCGACTTGCGCCGAGCAACCCGCAGTGACGAGCCTCAGACAACCAAGGTATTTTGGCCATAACAGGCCCAAGGAGCATCGCCGTGCGCGGATTCAACACCAAGAAGGCACAAAGTTGCAAGGACGGAGGTCTGATTCGTGGCCCTGGAACTGGGACGAGTGATTCGATTCCTCGCGGCTTCAAGCCGGGAACATTCATCATGCCGGCAGATTCGACCAAGGCCATTGGCCCCGAGGTGCTTGAGAACATCGCCAAGGTTCCAACCAAGGTCAGCAACGGCGAGTTTGCGCACACGCCACAAGAGGTTCATGCGGTGGGCATCAACGCACTGCGAATGATGAAAGATGCGACACATTCACCCAAGGATGCGGGTGTGTACTTCGCCAATGGAGGCGCAGTCCAAGGACGTGGCGCGAAGGGGTTCGCCATCGGCGGCGAAGTGACAAACGATGTAACCCGCATTGGCAACAGCTACAGCGGCGGCAATGTGGGCGGCAGCATCACGGTCAATGGCGCAGCTCCGCGCGGATTCACAAGCAATCTGCCAGGAGTTCCAGGCGCACCAAACGCAGCCGTGCAAGCACTCCCTGGGGCGATGCCTTCTCCGGGCGCGCCAACGTCTCTATCAACTGTTCCCGCTGCGCCAGTCAACTCGCTGACTGCCCGTAACAATGCAGTATCCGCCAGCTCCATTGCGAACACGGGGCTTGCGCCTGCAGTGACGTCAGCGCCCTCTATTCCCGGCGCGACGCCAGTTCCGCCAGGCATCACGCCGGCAGCACCAAAGCCACCCGTAGATTCCTTCACAGCCAGAAACAACGCAGTGTCCAGCAAGTCGATCACGAACAACGGCGGTCGCTTTGACCGCAACGGCCAGGCGTTTGCCGACGGCGGCGACGTGCGCGGGTT